AAAGGCCCATCAATATTTTTTACACATAAACCTTTGATATCAGTAGAGGTAATTCCACCATTGGTACAATCAGTACCACCACTCTTATAAACACTAACTAATAATCCCATTATTTCCACTCCAATTTAAATTCTTCAATCATAATATCACGAACACGTTCCCTGTCGATGCTGTCTCCACCACCCCAAGTCACTTCCTCAGTAAGTGAATCAAAGTACATCTGGGTAGATTTCGCAATCATTTCGGTTGTTGCACCAATAGGATACACACCACCTTCAGCATAGAAAGTCTTTACATACTCGGCAAACTCTATTACTTCTTGAACTACTATCTTAGATTTCATCATAATTTTTCCCTTTTCTCTATCTTATGTAACCATTATACTTGTTATCGGAACAAAAGTCAAGAGTTATTTTCACTTTTTTTATACTTTTTTGGTATATGCATATAACTATTTGTTATAAGTACGAGTTCTTTCAATCAACTCAAGGCCCTCTTCAGCAAGTCTCTTTGCGTCACCATAGTGTTCAAATCCTACTTCATCTGCAAAGTCCATACTACTTGTGTAATACATGTCTACATAATCAGGGTCGATATTATGAGTCTCCATCACATATTTGAAAGTCTTTGCAGTCTGGATGTTTCCAGCAATCAAGTTTCCAGCACCCTTGTAAATCTCAAGTCCACCGTTGTTCGCACTAATAAAAATTGTTTCCATGATTATTTCCTTTTCTTTATCTTACCTATACAGTATACATGTTATCATAACATTTGTCAAGTCTTTTCTGAAAAAAAGTCAAAAAAAAGTCCCTGTAAAAACAAGGACTTATCATTTATTTTAAAATTAATTTAAAAAAGTTATACTACCATTGATTTGCTGTCGCAACTACTACCAATATTGGTAGTAACAAAGGAAATACCGCCAAGAAGATTCCTTCTGCAATATCACAATATTTGCATACCTTCTCGTTCTCTCTTAGTTTCATCATCAACTGACTCATAATCTATTCTCCAATATCAACTTCTTCGCTTCTGCATGATATCCCATTCTGGATAGTTCTGATGCAGCCCTCGCTCTTCCTGATGCTTCTGTTATAGCGATACTTGTAATTAATACCGCTGTACATGCTTTACTTAGCCAATCACAAACAGTACATGTGTGTTTGTAACTTTGGTTTAAAAATAAACCGACTGACATTTTTAGGTTCTCCTTTTAGTCATTATGTTTTCGTAGTATGCAAGTACATCAATATCATGTAAGTGCCTTACTTCGTTTGGATATTCTGTCCGTATGAAACGTACAATATCATTCTTCTGTGGTTTTGGTTTGAACAAATCCAGCATCCATTTTGTCATTTTACTTTTCCTCTTAAAATGATGAAGGGACGCATAGCATCCCTAGTTAATTATTAGCGAGCATGCTCACTCTGTCCATGTTAATGGTCATTTTTGAATCTCCTTTGGGGGGTCGTTCGCATATATTTATGTCAATAGTACTGTCATATGTTACAAAAAGTAATGATATTTTTGCATGTTCGCTAGAACTTATCTGCATACTCTTCTTTTAGAATCTTAGAACTTCCTACTCTGACGTTTATTATACCATTATAATACTCATCTGTCAATAGGACTTTCCTATCGAATTGTTCTTTAGCTTCTAGATAACTTAACATACCTCTACTTTGACAATAGTATAGGATTTCTCTGGCGAACTTGTCTTCTCCAAGTTCCTTGACATCAGCGTTCAAATGATCTGAAGAACCAAAATAGGTTCTCCAATCACTTTCTTTAGTTGAACGTCTTTTGTTCTTCCTTCCTTTTAGTGGGGGCTTTGTAACCTTGAAACGTGCTAGTTTCTTTCCAACGTACTTTTGTCCGTTAGTAAGATTAGTTATCAGATATACAAAGCCCTCACAATCTTCTGGTAGTTCTTCAACAAGGGTTCCGTCAAACGTCCATTGTGACATCTAGTAATCTTCGTCCTCTTCCTCATCGAACAGAGCATCTTCATTCTCTGTTTCTAATGGTTCAGAACAAAATGGACAATAGGTTATAGCATAACTCCATTCGTCCATGTTGTGGGCTAATCTAAAGACTGCATCACATCCGTCACATAAGATTTCTTTTCTAGTACTACTCATTAATTTCCCTGCCTGTTATTATTACGCAGCGTAGACATCATCCCACTTACCTGTTAAACCAGCAACCTCATATTCAGTTACTCTATTCTCAAAGAAGTTCGTATGGTCTGCGCCGTTGAGAATCCACTCCAACCAAGGTAATGGATTTTCTTTCACTTTGTAATTCCCTTTAAGTCCAAGTTGAAGAAGTCTTCTATCAGTAATGTATCTCACATACTGTTTCACTTCTTTTTCACCTAGTCCTTCGATGTCACCAAGTTTATACGCCAAGTCAATGAACCTGTCTTCTAACTTAACTGCGTTCCTTGCCATCTCATATATATGTCCCTTAAATTCGTCATCTACGATACGAGGGTGTTCAGCACAATATGCCTTGAATAACTTAGCATTGCCTTCGACATGGATAGATTCATCACGAATACTCCACTCAACAACCTTACCCATACCTTTCATCTTACCAGCACGTTGAAAGTTTAACAACATCACGAATGATGCGAACAGAGCAACACCTTCATTGAACACTGACTTTGCAAGGCACAGTCCAAGTCCACGAACTGTATTCGGATCACTGTCCATCATAAATTCAATCTTGTCTGCCATCTCTGAGTATTCAAGGAAAGCATGGTACTCTGCATCTGACAATCCAAGTGTCTCATTAAGCAATGCATATGCACGTTGATGGATACCTTCACGAGTTGCAAACGAACCAAGCATGTTTCGTACTTCATTGTTCTTAAACTTAGGAATGAATTGGTCGTAGTAGTTCTGTCCTACTGCAACATCTGACTGTGTGAACAGTCTAAGGATGTTCGTAACGTATTCCTTCTCAATAGCATTAATCTTACCAGACTTCCAATCAGAAACATCTTCCGACAAGTCAAGTTCATCTTCAATCCAGTGAACCTTCTCGTGTCTTGTTGTGATTTCAACTGCCCAAGGATAATGGAATGGTTTGTAAGTTTCTGAGAACTCCAACAACCCACCACCTTTCTTCTTTACAAATGTATCTGCAATTGCAATAAACTGGTCGTATGTACCAATCAGTTTATCATCAATAAAGATTTGTGGCATAGAACGAGCATTAGGTACACGTTGATAGAAAGATAGTCTTTCCTCTTCATTGTCTAATACTGTTTCTGTGTAATCATACCCATGAGAATCAAACCATTGTTTGGCCTTCTGACAGAATGGGCAATGCGACTTACTATAAATTTCTACTTTCATTTTTTATCCTTTAACCTTCACAAGCGACACATTCGTCTTGTGATTCCATTGTTTGTGTTTCAAAATCTTGTAATGCATCACGAGCAACTTTCAACGATACATTTTCTGCCTTTTGTGAACTTTCCGTTCTTAGGTAGTACAGACCCTTAGTTCCTAACTTCCATGCAGCGAAGTGACTTCTATGCAACTCTTTCTTATTTGCATTAGCAGAGAAGAATAAGTTTAGCGATTGTCCTTGACATAGATACTCTTGTCTATCTGCAGCCTGTTCAACCAGTACTAACTGGTCAAGTTCGATTGCAGTCTTAAACACTTCTTTGATATTATCTGACAGGAAGTCTAGATGTTGCACTGAACCGCCTCCAGTAATGATACCAGACCAAACAGATTCCTTATTCTGTCCAACCTTTTCTAGTTCTTCTTCCAAGTACTTATTATATACCAAGTGAGAACCAGCACGAGTACGATGTGTATATGCATTCGCTTTCGCTGGTTCAATAGATGGGGATGTTGACACAATAATACTAGAGTTTGCATTAGGGGCAATCGCCAGTAGATGTGCATTACGTCTACCAGTACCACGCATATCAGGAGCCTCACCCTTCTCTGCACCTAGTCGTAGGGATTCCTTAACTGCTTCCTCTTTGATTAATTTAAAGACATGTTGATTTAGTTCTCGTGCTTGTAGAGAATCAAATGCAATTCTCTTCTGGTGTAGAAGTGAGTGCCAACCCATTGCACCTAGTCCAAGACTACGTTCTTGAGTTGCAGAATATCTTGCACGACTAATCTCATCACCAGCATTGTCAATAAAGAATTGCAATACGTTATCTAAGAATCGAATAAGGTCAGCAACAAGTGTTCCGTCTTTCCATTCGTCAAACTTCTCCAAGTTAAGAGAAGAGAGACAACACACAGCAGTCCTGTCTTCTGATGTCGGCAAGTGGATTTCGTTACATAGGTTTGACCCATGTATCTTCAGTCCCTTTGCTTTCATTGTATGTGGTAATGCACGATTAGCAGTGTCAATGAAGTTTAGGTATGGTTCACCTGTACGATACCGTGTCTCTAAGATATGTTGCCATAACGTCCTAGCAGGCATAGTTTCACGAACTGTATCTTCGTGTGGGTCTTTTAAGTCCCACATCTCATTACGTTCTACTGCCCGCATGAAATCGTCTGTGATATTAATTGCATGGTGCAAATTTAGGTTCTTACGGTTAACGTCACCAGTAGGTATACGCATGTTAAGGAACTCTATCAGGTCGGGGTGTGAGACATCCATATACGCTGCGTAGGAACCTTTACGAGTTTTACCCTGTCGATATGCAGTCATATCTGCGTCTACAGTATGTAAAAATGGCATTGGGCCGGGCGCTTTGTCTGAGATGGCACGAACATCACTCCAGTGTCCACCAACACCACCACCCTTGACAGACAACCAACGCAACTCTGCTGAGTGGTCGATTAGTCCTTCAAGTGAATCTGGTACATATGTTAAGAAACATGAGATGGGTAATGCCCTCGCCTTCTTGCCAGGCGCTGGTGCGTTTGATAATACTGGAGATGCAAACATAAAATGTCCCTTAGACACAGCATCGTATATACGTTGTGCAAGTGCTAAGTCCCCATCACAGTATGCGACAGATGCTCTTGCAAATGCCATTTGGGGGGAGTCTTCGTTGTCATTACAATAATAGTCTTTAAGAAGTTTGTACGCTTGTTCTGATAATTCTTTGTCTTTTTTTCTGTTGATTTTGATACCGAGGTGGTCGAGACCCATGTCTCCCTCAGTCTTGGTGAAGGGAATAATAACTTCTGCCAGACTTTTCATATTTGTGTTCTCCATTTATCTAATATGTACGCTTCCAGTTGTTGAAAACGGTTTGTGCTTTTAACCCCGAATGGGAGTTACTATGTATAATTCCTAAAACCTCCGCTGACGTTTTGCCAGAGAGAATCATGTCATTAATGTCTTTTTCTTTTATTGTACTAGGCCAAAGACATACCTTGTATCCTTCTTCAATACACCGTTCAATTTGTTTACAAATCTCTGGGTTTCTAGGTTCATTATCTGGTACAAGTACTGCCTTATCTTTAAACTGAGGCACACGCAAATCACTCTGTGCAACTGCAACAGCGTTATCAAGAAACAAACTATCGAAAGGCCCTTCAGTAACATAGATGTTAAGATTGGGGTCTACTCTATCCATCCCAAAGATTTTGGGATATTCTGTATCCAGAATGATTGTAATGTACTTCTGTTTCTCATCACCAAATGATCTACCTTGATAGGCGAATATTTGTCCGTTCTCCTTGCGAAACGGAATAATCATTCTAGGATGATCTCCGTCCAACACAGGGAACTTATTATGGACTTGAGTATTGGTGAACTCAAAAAACTTAGGACAGAAATATATATCATTCCAAGAATCTCTGGGCAGCGATCTTTCACTTAAAATCGACACAGCAGGGTGATTATTTTCTAATTCTGCAAAAGTTTTTAATTTACCCAAACGAGGTTTGAACTTCGGTGCTGTGAAGTCGAACTTAGGTTTGGGAGTTTTGTACCCACCCTTATAGGGAGTACCATTGGAACCATCTTTGTACCGTTCCATTACATACTCTTTGTATAGATTTGAATCTACATACTCGATGAGTTTAGCAACAGTTGTACCCATGGCACAGTTATGACATTTAAAGAACAAATCATTCTTTGTTCTGTAAACAAAACCTCGTGCCTTGTTTTTCTTCTTAGATGAATCGCCACAATACGGACAAGAGAAGTTCCACAAGTGATCTTTCTTCTTGGAGAAGTTTCTTAACCGTGAGCCGATAAGGGAGACATACTTAGTATCAATATAATTCATAGTACCTATGATACACGAAAGAGGCTAAGATGTCAAGAGGTTTTACATCATGGCAGGAAGTATTTCTGTGAGTGCAAATCCAATAACAATAGAACCACCAATGATGACATATCGCCATTTCTCAAGCACTCCAACTCTGGTAGATAGTTCATCTCTCAGTTGAACGAAGTAAGCGTCTGCCTTGGTGTTATGTTGAGTCATAGCATCTACTAGACGGCGCTCCATATCTGTCTGATGTTGAAGAGACTCTTTTGCATTGGACGTAATACGACTATGTAATTCTTGTACTGTATTTTTAAATTCGTTTTCCTGTTGTTCCAACTGATCTTCCTGACGCATTAACTTTTCCTCATGGACTGCCATGATAGTATGGAGAGACTGTGATACGTCAGCAATCTTTTCGATTGCAGAATCTAACCTAAGATGTATTTGTTTCATCTCAGTAACTTCCCTTTTGAGAAGTTCTACTTCGGTATCTAAACTTTTAACTGTTGCCATTTTCGAGCTTCTTTATACGAGTTTCTAATTCATCAATCTTTTTGGTGACATGTGGGTACTTCTTTCTCCACGCATCTTCTGGTTGTCTTAACCACTTCCAATCATATTTATGCACCAAGTAATCTACAAAACTGTCTAATTTTCCATAACACCAGATACCCATGTTAGTATCTTTAAAGTATGCAAGGAATGCTGCGCCAAGTAATGCACCGATTATACTGGTATAAATCCAGAGAGTGTTATCGAAAATTTCCATTATACTACCTTCTTGTCAGAGTGTTCTAAGTTGTACAGGTAATAGTGCATACCGTGATCTGTAATTCCATCTAGGGCACTGCTTCTCCACCCTCTACACTTATCCTTAATCATCTGCCAGAATGTTAGTGTTCTTATATTACCATAGAAATTGATGTATGTCAATACCCCATGATGTTTATATCCCATTAACCATAGTGGTACTTTTGTCACAACGTCATTATTGTTTACAACTCTTGTATGAGGTGTTGTGATGTTCTTAACGAACTTGCGTGTACCAACACGAGGCGAACCAAAGGTAGTCAACATCTCCACTGGTTCCTTTTCTTCAAATCTTGAACATGCAATAGTTGCCATTGCAGCACCTAATGAATGTCCAGTAATATAGAAAGTTTTCTTGATGTGTTTACTTCTATGTACTACAAGTTGTTCCCATAACTTATTACACTCTTTTACAAAACCAGAGTGTACCAAACCATGTGTCATTGCACCACGAGGCCATGCGTTTAAGTCTGCAAGGATATCAGATAGTTCATCTGGTTCTGTTCCTCTGAAACATAAGATGTATTCAGTCTTGTTCCATACTGCGTGACATTGTGCGCCATCTACATCAAAAAACTTATGAGTATATCCCATACCTCTAAAAATTGCTTTTGCTTCTTTTCCGTCTAAGTATGCATTAGCTGCCATTTGGGCCATCAGATGTATCATCTTCGCCTTCTCCTGTATTTGATACCGCACTTTCGTAGTAAAGTATTATTTGTGTTTGTTGTTCAATGTAACGTCTTAACTCAGCAATGTTTAATGATAAGTTTTCGTAGTCCTTCACAGATATAGCAATGTATGAATCTGCTCCGTTCTTCGCTTCGAACTCTGCTTTGAACTCTTCAAAGTTTTGTTCGGGTGATACAACATAGATAGTTATATCATTTAACTGAACTTGTTTAGGAAGAGGTACAGTAGGAATTTGTCTTTCAACAATTTCCGTTTGAATTATAATTTTGGGTTCTGGTAATATTGATGAACAACCACTACTCAGTAGTAGCGTTACTATCAACACCAGTGATAGACTCAAGGTCATCCCATAGTTTGTCTGTCGCATTTTGCATCCTCTTTTCAATTAGCCCTGGCTTCTTATTAGCCAGATGTGTCAGATTATGTTTGTTAAGGGTTGATCTAAGTTCATCCCCATATTTCTCTGACGTTTGTAAGTCCAAAGCAAGTTGATTAGTTAAATCATTCAATCTAGCAGTGTCCTGTCCCATCTGTTTAATAGTCGCTTGGTTTGTTTCATTAGCAACTTCTAGTTTTGCGTTGTTCTCACGCAAAGCAGCAATTGTATTTTGGGTGGTGTCGTAATAGTACTTAGCACCATATACTGCACCACCCAATAAACCAACTACAATAAGAATTGCATATAGTCGGAACATTACTCAGACTTCCATATTGACCATGCACCATATGCTATTGCAATACCAGCAGCAATCTTTGCAAGTGGAGCAACGAATAGAATCATTAGTCCAAGGGCGATACATACGCCTCCGTCCCATGATGTGCGTTCCTTCAATCTATTTTTAATCCATGTCTTCATACTAGTTCTCCTTTTTTAAAAAGATAGTTTCGGGTCTGGGGTTTTAAAATCTTTCTTCCTCATTACAGTCTTTGCAATCAAGTCCAGTTCCTTACCATCCCACTTTAAAACAAACGGCATGTTAACATCCGTTTGCATATCGTTAATTACTGCTTCAGCGTCAGGCCCAAGTTTCGCAATCTTCTTGCCATACTTTTTATGAGATTGTTTGAACAACCTAATAAGCTCCGCCACAGTAATCTGTTTCTTGTTTCGTGCATCATTAACCCTATCTAAAAAGTGTCTGGTGAATTCTACATCAATACCTAGACTCTTATATAGTCTGTCTGCATACTTCTCAATACCATCCAAGTCTGACTTGGTGATTTCTTGTTCTGTAATGTATTGATTGAATCTTATCATGTTACTTTACCTTAGACATTGCAAAACTAGCAACCTTTAAGAACTCTGCTTTCTTACCATTGATAAGTTTAGACAGTTTATCTTTATTAGATTTGTTTACTAAATCAAAAACTTGTGTTACAGCAGATGCAGTATACAAGTCCACTTTCATGGCACCATCTTTGAACTTGATGGATTTGTTTTGCTTGTTCTTTACGATGCTCTTTAAAACATCAATGTTGTCCTCTGCGAGAAGATATTCATTTTCTCTGTTGAGTGTGTTTTCCAATACCTTTGCGGCAAGTTTCGATTGTTTTCTCATTTCTCTTCTAGCCTTGAGGTCAGTCATGCGCTTGTAGAACGCCCTAGCGGGTTTAGTTCTTGCGTCATATGGTTTCTTTTCTTTCTTCTTTTTATCTTTTTGATATCTTACATCGGGGGGCATAGAAACTGCACCACTACTTGCATTGTTAGTAGGTGCGTCCTCTGGCATCAACCCCAACTTCGGATCGTCATAAAACTTTTTCATCATGTTATCAAAGTTAAGTGACATATTATAAATCTCCTATGTCTAGTTCCTTTATATCCTCAGAAGATACAAAAATCTTCTGCTTTGTTTTGTTATGAATGACAGGGAACACATCTACGCCTAGGATAGTGTCGGCTGGCGGTGTGTCTTCAAATACTTCAACTTCATCTCCTTGCAGAGCGTCAAAGTCATCCTCATCTTCACTTGTTACAATAACATCCTGTGTTAATGTATAAATCCCTTTAGACAACTTTCCATTGTCAAGGGTTACTTCTTCTATAATAGTATTGTCAAGTTCAATATTATTTTCACGCAAGTACTTCAAAAATTCCTTTTCGAATACTTGTGGGTCTTCAACGTGTTCTTTAAATGTATCTTTCAATAGAAATAGTGCTGCAGCATACGTTCCTACCTTAGAACGTAATCCTGGCACCTTCTGAAAGATTTTCTTGATATTAAAGACAAGCTTGTGCAGTACAGTATACGCTGCCTGCTCTGTTGCTTTGTACAGTTTCTTGTCTGTTCTATTACCGTCCTCATCAATGATACCTAACTTGTAAGCATCTGTCTTTGAGAATGGTTGTGTTAACAGTCGAATGAAACGGTAGGTAACAAATAAGTCTATAGCTCTTCCCATTATAGTTTTCCTAGAACTTCTCGTATTCGGTTATCTTCATGTATATCTGCCAACTCTGCTTCTGTCAACAATCCTAAAAATACCATAAAGGTTTTTAGAGTTGGCCAGTAGACAGGTTCAACCTTGAATATCAATAAAGTAGAACCAGCGGTTACTCCGAATACATTAGTAATCACAATCAGATGGTTTAGTATCAAGCGTTCCTTTAGTTCACCACTTTCATGGTACTTTCTAAACAAACGCTTAAGATACTTAAACCTCTTCATGTCATCATCAAATTCGGGTTCGCCTTCACACTGTGGATTGTCATAATGTCGCATTGCAAACATTCTAACATTATCATTAGTAATTTTTTCAAACATAATATGTTAAACCGATTATACGATTTTGGTTTTCAAAAAATGAGTTCCATTCATTACAACGTGTTCAATCTCTAAAGAAAGTCCACCTTCTACTTTATGTGAAATGCCATCATCATTAATGTCATCGCCATTTTCATCCTTACCAATTCGTCCACCAAACTGTGTCAGTGGCATGGATACTTTACTACCCCCTTCAACAAGATCAACATCGCCAAAAGAAAGTCCTAATTGTTCTAGACTCTCTTTAACTTTATTAATAGCGTGTTCTGGGACAAGATAAGTCATCTGTCCCATAGCACCTAAAAATGCATTGATTCGTTCAATGTTCTTGGGGTTAGCAACGTCATTACCGAAATCCATTCGGTCAGAAAGACCTCTGCCTTCTTTTATGAATTTGCTAAAGTTCTTCATTTGGATTTCCTTTTCCAAGAAGGAGTAGTATCCACTTCCTCAACTACTTCGTCTTCGACTTCTTCAACTGGTGAAGAGTTTGGATTTACTTCTAAAATCTCTTGTAGTGTTCCAGTGGATTCGTTTTGCAAGTCTTCCCATGTTTTCACTTTTTTGACAATAGGTAATCCATTTGCGCCCATACGTTCAGCCATGATTCTCTCCTTATCCTAATGTGCAACCAACATGAGAAAGTAGAACCCACTTACTATTGGTAAATACCAAAGTAGCAGAGTCACCAACGTCATTGAAGGTTATGTTTGTGTATCCAGCAAGTGCAGCAGGAGTAACAACAGAATTTCCACCATCAGTAATCATAGTGATGATTTTAATCTGTCCGTTAGTTCCGTTAGCCATTGCACCAGCATGAGCACCAGCAGTGGTGTTGATATGCGTGATTGACGATGCAACTGAAATTGCCTCAGATGTTGTGTCACACAAATGCACTGTATCGTCTAATGCAATGTATGTCGGGATGTTATTAAAGAAGTTTGCAACTGTTAACTTTTTGTTTACAGGGTTGCCACTTGGGTCATCAATAACGTGTAATAGATCTTCTGCGGCAAGGCCGGCTCCAAGATCAGCTAGAGCAGTGATTTTCTTATCTGCCATTTTCTTTCTCCTTTTTAATTGTTAAAACCCTCAACTCAATGCCTCATTAATTGCGGCACTATTGTCTTGCGAGGGAATGCTACTGTCGGGACTCGACTCACTTAATCGGTTTAGAAAGACATCACACTGCTGGATTGCGCCTTGTAAAGCATTACCCTGTGAAATCGCCTGCACCTTCATTTTTTCTAATTCGTCTAGACGACCTTGAACTTTATCAAGATCGTCTGTTAGAACTTTTTTTGTTTCTTCAATGTCACTGACACTTAGTGTCTTATCATTCTTTTTCATAATCATATCCTTATATACTTATTTATACGTCTACGAAGCAGTCACAGTCTTAGTGATTTTCGCAACTCCAGTTGTCGCCAACGCAGCAGCAGAACCCACTAGGGTTGCAGTTGCTTGTTGTGCAAGTCCTGTACCAGCCAATAAGATATCTGGGGAAGCTTCATAACCAGCACCAGCAGCATTAACTGCAAGTGTAGCGACAGCAAGTGTCAAGTCAAATGTTGCACCAGAACCACTACCTGTAGTAGAAGCTTGAGCAATACCTGTAACACCACTAGCAATAGCACTGTATACGCCTGGAGCAGCAGTTTTAACTGTTAGTCCAGTAATTACACCACTAGCAACACTTGCAACTGTAAATACAGCAGCAGTACCAGTACCGAATCCAGCAGCAACTGTGATTTCATCAGCAGCAGCGTAGTTTGCACCACCGTTACCACCAGCAGCAACATCAACTGAGAATACTTTCGCAACTAGTGTGTTAACTGTACCGACAGTTGTAAATGGAACATTAGTATCTACTGAAGCAGTTGGGAAAGTTGTAGAACCAGCGGTTGCAGTTGCAACAGTGATTGAACCTAACTTGTCAACATCAGCAGCAGTAATAGAACCACTATTCAATGCAATTGAAGCGGTAGATGGTGAACCACCACCGATACTTAATATATCACCTGTAGAAACAGTCTGTGCAGCCTTAGTAAAGCGTAACTTGTTTGTTCCTGTACCACTTGCGTAGTCTAGTGTATAATCACCATCACCATCAGTAGATTGGTTGCCATTGTCAACTATCAATCTTGGTGTGCCTGCAACAACAACTTTCTCGTTCCATATTACATCTACTGAGATAGTTCTTGATCCATTGATATAACCTGATTGGACGAATCGTACTTCAGTAACGTCAGCAGCGTTTAACGCACCACTTAATCCACCGATTGCACAAATAACTTCCTCAAGTCCTTTTCCGTTTAATACCGTCCAACCACCAGCAGTGGCAAAGACGCTTCTTTTTTGTTCAGCAGTAAGCCACTTAGGTTTAGCTTCATCTGCATCTGTTGTTCCCCATAGGGCCATAATCGTTCTCCTTAATTAAAGATTTTACTCTTCTATTTATCTAAATCCAATTCTCTTCAATTGAGAAAGGGTGTTGTTGGGGGATGTATGATGAATCCCAATACCTCCAGCGTTCTCCCACTCCTTGATATTTTTGATATAATCATCAATCAAGATGTTGGGTTTCCCACCAATAGTGGCATATCTTTCCTTATCTGCACGTTTCACTAAATGAATTTTACCAGTAGGTTTAGCATTCTTCGCTAACCACGCCTTCTTGCCAGGCCTACTGTTTCCATCATTACTGGAATATGCAGATAATATGTTTGCTTTATATTTATTAATAAACTTCCACATCTTTTCAGAGCCGGTCATCCAAGGTAAGGTGTGCCAAAAATCTTTCTTACCTCGTATATCTTCCCATCTCTGTTCTTTTTCTACTTTGTCAAATTGTTTTCCAGTGAGTTTTTTATACCCACCCAATAAGTCTACGATAACCATATCCATATCGCAGTAGATGTCTGGCAACTCTTCTTCAGTTATCTTGGTGAGTTCCACAAGACTTTTCATTGTTAGTCCTTTTCTTTTACTGAAACTTCTACTTTAGACATAGGTTTGCCTGTCATAGTTGTTCCATCCTTTTCTTCAGCACATTTGCCTTCATGGACTTTACCACAATCTTCACACACAAGTTGTTTCTTCTTATCGTCCATCTTGTCAGCAGCTTCACCCCACATAGCGGTTATTACATCTGCAATGTTTGATACATCTTCTTTCATAGACTTAGAGATTGCTTTGCGTTTCTTATGCAAGAACTTATCAGATGAATCAGTATCACCATCGTTGTCAATGTCTTTGTCTTTACGGTCAGCAAACTTCTTCTTTACTGCTTTAGGTTGAACTGCGTCCAAACCTTCGCCGTCATCAGACTTGTCGTTCTTATTTGTTTCAGTTTTAAGAGCTTCTTCAACATCATAGTCCTTACCACCGATAGTAAAGGTTTTGTCACCCTTTTCTTTCGCCATCTTAGCAGCATGAATATAGTTGTTCTCATCTTTTTCGTCTTTGGGTTTCTCACCCTTTTCTTTTTTAGAGATAGCGATTGCAGCTTGTTGAGCAGGAGAAACTGCCTCAAGCACAGCCTGTTCTAGACTACCTTCTTTAGTATTAAAATACTTGGACATATTATGTCTCCTTTAGTTTATTAATTGTTTCTTGCGACTTCGCAATTTGTAATTGCAATTGTGCAATACGAGTTTTAGCAGAGGATGAAGTCTTCTCATCACCAGCACTTATTAATTTCCAGCCATCCTTCTTCATCTTGTCAGCAGTCTTTCCATCCACCTTGCGAGCGAACTTACCCTTCTTAACAGTATAAACTTCTGGGCCTTCCTTTAAACCTTCTTCTTTGATATCCACAACAGACACAGCCATATTACCCATAGCCATTGTAACCTTATCGTCCCTCTTATACAAGAACTTTTTGACAGAATTAGGTTTTTCTTTTGTAGCCAAGGTAATCTTTTCTACTTTACCCTTGTTCACTACATTCTTAGATTTTACAATATACTCAATATAATCCTCACCTTTTGCAATGGTAGAATCTGATTTGATTTTAACTGTAGAACCCTTCTTCAGATTGTCAAATACTTTTAGTAACTTGGGGTCATTCATCTTCATTTCATTAAGTTCAGCGTCTGGCAACCATGTTCCTTCATTAAAGAGATTTTCAACTGCCACTTGAAGAGATTCAATAAATGTTTGTGCCTCTTGGTATGCAGGGCCTGTTGGGTTAATCTTTCCTAGAACCTTTACTGATTCTTTGAGTTTTGCAATTTGAACAGAATCATCAAATTCAACTTCTTCTTTGTACATGTTCAACTCAAAGGACTTGCCCGTGTTGTATACTTGTACTTGGATACCCTTCTTACCATCCTTGCCTTTTAATCGGTAGGAGTTTGTTTTACCTGTCTTTGGTTTTGCTGGGCCTGTTGCAACCTTGTCATCAATTTCATTTGGGTCGATTTCGATTCCAAATTTCTTCTTTGAGTATTCATAAGAATGTTGCATAGCACCAGAGAATGTCTTGTGATACAAGTCATACTTCTCATCCAGACCTAGTGAATGTTGGCCAGATTTTCGAACCTTCTCTGCATCCTTCATAGTCTTGTAAGGTGTGCTTACGTTTACAAACTTACCCTTAGTCATAACCTGTACTTGGAAACCTTTGTTTGGAAGTTTATCAACACCCAAATCCTTACGAATTTTGTCTTGATTGCGATTCCCCAAATCAATGATACGAATTGTACCTTCTTTAGATGCTTCTTCAATAGATTCAGAAGTATCTTTAGTAACTTTAAAGAAGGTAGATGATACGGTATTAAGCATTTCATCTCCCCACGCCTTAGCAGATTTCTTTAGTGCTTGGGAGACATTTTGCGCCTTAACAGTTTTACTATCACCTTTCTTTACTTTGTTAACAGATTTTACAGCAGTAACAGTCCATGAAGAAAATGCTTCTTCAAGTTCAGATTCTTCAGTGATTTTATTCTTTGCAAAATAATCTGCCATCGACTGAGCGTCATCAAAAGATTTCTGACCTTTCTCGCCTTTGATACTTACAAAGAAACTATCAGAACCTCTATCAAAATCAGCAGTTCCAACTACCTTACCTTTGAATTTGATTTGAGTAACACTACCATTCTTGACTACTTTATACTGTCCCTTACCACCATGAGCAAGAATTTGAGCGGCTTCTTCTAGATCGTCTTCTTCATCCATTAAAGATTTAATGTCTTTAACATTGAAGCCCATCTTATTAGCAATCCACTCAGCAGTTTTACCTTTGCTGATATATCCATGAAGTTCTTTCATCTTGCCTTCATACACTGGTACACTTTCTTGCACATCTTCTTGTGCAATTTCCACACTTTCTTGCGGTTCAGTCTCTTCATTTTTTGCCTTTAAGACTGCGGCAACTTGAGGATGGTCAGCCAATCCTCTTTTAATCTTTTCAATGGCACTTACTGCACCACTCATGTTAACACCAGCGTAACGCTTGTCTGAAGCGATACCGATTGCCATTTTAATCTGTTTCGGAGAGAAACCTTCACGAACCTCGGCAAGAGCTTCACTCATTGTTGTTCCATATCTTGTCATTTTACTTTTCCCATATTTCTATTTTTAAGGAGTCTTCACCTTTAATAATTCGGTGATACTCCATTGAGTTAATATTGTAGAGTTTTCCTTTAACCAACTCCACTGGAAGTTCGTTGTCCATCTGAAGTTGCCAACCGGCACCTTCTAGAACTGTGATCTCTCTGTCATTTACATCACGATGCCAAATCAATGCGTCTTCTTCAACATCAGATGCAAAGGTTCTAATCTTGTACTCATCTCCCCCTTTGTCCTCATACGGACTCACCAGAAGAAACTCCCACCACCACTTAGACCAAGTTGTTTAGCATAACGAGGCAAGTTACATGCCCAATAACCAGCTTTAGTCTTATCTTTCTTATTTGCACAATCATGTCTTGCAGCAAATGATTTTCTTGCAGCCTTGTCATTCAACTTAACTTTAAGTCCAGTTGTATCACCCCAAGAAACTTTAATTACATTACCCTTATCATTCTTTACATAAACGTAATACTTCTTAGAACCACCCGACTTAGGTTTATTTAGTTCAACCTCAGTCCCTTGGTAGTCAGCTTCCATCATTGGGCAATCTAAAGCAACATTTTCGCCTTCATAGATTGCATACTTACCAATATCGCCTTCCATTAAATCTTTGTTGAACCCTGTAGGATTAAACTCGCCAGACGTATACTCATCTCTTTTCTCTTGGAAGAACTCATAGTATTTCTCAGAACCTACACGATATACGTTTGATTCGATGAGACTAGCAGTCTCGCATTCTTGACAACAATCTTCTGTTCCACATTCAATATGTTCTTTGAATGATATTACTGGTTGGCCTGGCGTCATTTTCTGTCTTTCTGTTCTCTGGGCGTCTGTGCCGATTTCACGAGAATCTTCTACTGTTTCTTCTCCACGAACCTGTTGTGCAAGGTCTTTGTCCGCCTTACCCCAAGTACCAGATGACTTTGTTACGAATGAGTTGACTCTAGCAAATGCCCACTGTTGTGGTGTAGTGCCAGGGCGGTGTCCTGTCTTCCATGCAGCCATACCTCTGTCGTATACTTTCTTTAGAATACCATAGGGCATACCAGACTTATCTGCTTTTGTAATAAGTCCTTCAATCTTTTCATCTAACTGAAAATCTTCTTTAGCAACACAGTTCGGCACCATCTTGCCGCCCTTCTTTTTCATACCAACTTGTTTGTGAGTATCCCAACATGGGTCTTCCTCACCAAACATATCTTTAAATTTCTTAGTGTGCTTGGATGGTTTAGTGTCTGCATCCTTATCGCCTGGCGCAGGCCCATCTTTTGACTTTGCAAAGTGTGCTGCACGTTTCTTCTTGGTTGCAACAGACATCTCATCACCATCAGCATCTTTTGCATAATACTTAGCGGGTTCAGAACCTTTTCTGTCCTTAATGTCTTTGTCTTGTTTTACAACTTCATTAACACCATGTATTTTTTCGTATGTTCTAGCCAAAGTTCTTCCATCAATACCAGCGAATGATTTTGCAATCTGTGTTGCATAGTATACGATGTCATGTGAAAGGTCGTTCTCTTTTCTCTTTCTGTCAATAACTGTCTTGAGAACTTCTGCCGCCTTCTCATATCCTTTTTTCTTTGTAGTCCTTGAAATAACCTGTTTAATAAGTTGTCCAGTAGACATCTCATCAAGTTCATACAACCACTTCTTGTGAGGCGTTCCATCTTCTTCTGCAAAGGTCACATAGTTTGTTCCTCTACGAATAATCTTACCACTCACACCACTGTATGATTCGGTAACAACATCTCCGATATTCAATATCTCGCCACGAATATACATATCTCGTGCAACATCTTCTTCAGTGAATGATTCTGTTCTTGAAACAAACGACTCACGAACACCCATGAAATTACGAACATCTTTAAATAGAGACATTCCTTGTCCAAATCCTTTGGGAAGTCCATTCTTGAAAGAATCGTAATCATCAGATATTGCTGCGGCTCTCATCTTAGAAGCAGACATACCAGACACACCCTCTGAATCTGGGTCTCTTTCACCAGCAGAGATGACTTGAATGTTTTCGAATTCGTAGTATCCGTGTTTGCCTTCCAGTTTGTTGTACTTCTTGAGCAACCCATCAAACTCTGTTACACGATCAGAACCTACAACCATTATAACTGATTTATGTCCTTTATTGTATAGAGATACTGCAACCTCAAATACCTGTCTTGCTTTATCCACAAAGATACTTCTAGCATGTTTCGGGAACATCTTCTTCATGTATGCGACTTTCTTCACATAGGGAAGAGGGTCTTTCTTTGCGTTTTCAGAATGAGATGCAAAGACGTAGTATGGTGCGCCATTCTTCTTTGCCTGTTTAGCAAGTGCGTCTAGTAACTTCCCATGTCCTGTGGTTGGTGGATTGAATCTACCAAAAGTAAATACAGCGGTATTATCTCCACGAGCTTCATTGATGTCTTTAAAACTTCTCATTCTTCTGTACCCAATCCTCTAGCCTTTTTTAGTCTTTCTAATTCTTTCAGTCTAAGGGAAACTAGTAGTTTCTTTGCAATCTTCTTAATTGCTGCACCCTTAGTCTTCATAATTCGATTGTCAAGATTCTGTCTCTGCATTAGAGATAGATTCGCATATTCACTTGGTTCCATACCAGCGAACTTCTTAATAATAACTTGTTTCGCCTGTTTGTTTGCACGTTGTTTTATCTTCGATTCAGGCGCCTTCTTTAATGCGTTCCTTGCCTTCTTCGCTTTGAATACAGATGACTTCGCCATCTTCTTCATTCGTAAACCCATCTTACGTCTAGATGCAACAGATAATGCTTTACGTTCAGTTAAGTCTGGTATTAGAGAATCAAATGTTATCATTTATCCCAAGCCTTAATTGCAGTAAAGTTATTAAAACTAAACTCCATTCTATCCACTAGTTTAACTGCATCTCCTGATACTCTATCAATAGCAACATATCCTTCTGGATTAGTAACTTTAAAACCATTTGCAGTTTTAATGAATGTAT